AGGGCCTAGCCCCTGACGCCGACGAGCGACGTATAATAGCCCGATCCGCCGACGCTGAACGTCGCGGTTTCGACGACGCCGAGCGGCCCGATCGCGCCGGCGAACACGCCGAGAAAGCCGGAGGCGTTCGCGCCTTGCGGCGCGCCCTTCGCGGTGAAGTTGCTGATCGCGTCGACCGAATTGGCGCGGTTGTGGATATAGCCCAGGATCAGATCGTTGCCGTCGAGCCGCGGCCCGGCGATCGGAACCGACGCCGCGCCGTTGCTGCTGCGGATGCACCGCCAGTCGCGGATCCCTTTTGCGGTGCTGCCCTGGATCGTGGCGATCGCGATCGTCCCGTCGAACCCGCCGTTGAAGTTGACGGTCACGGTTCCGGTCGCAATGTCGCCGGCGGTCAGCACCTTGGCGAAGGTCGCGCCCATCGTCTGACTGCCCGATTGATTGTCGAGCACGACCCAATTCGCCGGATTGTTGACGTCCCACGCTTGCGCCGCCCACAGGATCGCAAGGTCGCCGGCGACGGTTCCGGCGGGGAAGGCGATCGTTGCCGATCCCGCGTTGAAATAGGCGATCGACGCGCCGCGCAGGACCGGCTTGGCGCTTGCCGCCGCGGCCGCGCCTGGCTTCCACAGCCCGGCGGCCGCATCATATTTGAGCACTTGCCCGTCGGTTGGCGCCGTCGTCGACGTGTCGACGTCGGTCAGATCGTCGAGCTTGGTCGCGCCGGCGGCGCCGCCGGTGGCGGTGAGCTCGCCGGTGACGGGATCGTAGTCGAGCCCGGCGCCGAAACTGAGGTTGCCGCCGTGAAAGATCGCGTGCGCCGGTCCCGCCGCCGGCCCGACATAGGGCGTCTCGGCGAACTGCCACCCCGTCGCCGTCCCATATTGGTCGACCATGAGGCGGGTTCCGCCGGCGTCGGCGGAAAATCCGATGAACCATCCCGTATTGCCGCCGAGCAAGTCGAACTCGAAGCCGCCGGGATCCGCGGCGGTCCCCTTCTGGAAATAGACCGTCCCCTCGAGGGCGGCATTGCCGATCGTGATCACGTCGACCGACGTCTCGCCGTCGGCCTGAACCGGGACGATCGCGAACACGTCCGGAGCCGTCGCGATCCAGACCGGATCCCGAATGTAGCCGATCTTCGTCGCGAGCTGCGCGTCCGCATAGGCTTGCGCGCCGTCCTCGGCGGCCGACTGCGCGGCCGCCGCCATGACGCGCACGTTGATATCGCCTGGCCTGCCCATGCGCTCAGCTCACGAACAGCTTGCGCCGGCGGCCCGACGGCGGGGGCGGCGGCGGTCCCTCGGCGCCGTCGGACGCGATCGCGATGTTGGCCTTGGCGATCGCCACCCATGCCGAGACGGGGCGCGAGGCGACGGCGAGATTGGCCTTGCCGATCACGGCCCGAAGCGCCGGGCTCGAGGCGACCATAAGGTTGGTCTTGGAAATGTTGGCGCCGACAGCCATTAGACTGCTTCCCATCCCCATTCGAGATTGGCGTCGCTCGCCTCTGCCGGCGTGAACGCCGCCGCCGTCGCCGGATTGGCCGCCCAGGTGTATTGATAGGCGCCGGCGACGAGATCGAGATCGAAGGCTGGCCCGTAATAGCGCACGCCGCCGATCGTCAGATAGGGCTTGATCTGCGACGGGCCGCCGGCCTCGAACCATGCGCGGCATGAGATCGTGACGCCGGTCACGACGCTTTGCGTGTGAAGGCGCGCCGGCGACTTGAAGCTCTGCCGGTGCCCGGAGGCGGACAAAGTGATGATATCGACGTCGCTGAAAACCTCCTCGTCGACGTCGAGATAGCTTCCCGTCCCGTCGGCGTCGGCGCCCTGCGACGTCGGCGGCTTGATCTCGCTCGTTGAGGAAAGCGTCGACGTGGTTTGCACGATCTCGTGCGCGACGCTGGTATCGTAGCCGCCGCCGACATTGTTGGTTCCGTGGTAGATCCGCACGATTGCGGCGGCGCCGGAGAAATCGCCGGCGGCATCGACCACCTTGTTCTGTGCGCCGACGGTCCCGTACCAAACCTCGATCTTGCCGTCGACGGTTCCCTTGTGATGGACGTCGAAACGAACGACCGTGTTCGGATCCTGAATGGCGAAGGGCGCGCCGACGTCGACCATGACGCCGCCGGCGAGGCGCTGATACTTGGCCGTCGTCGTGTTGACGGCAACGATCTGCGCGACCTTCGTCCCGTCGGCCTGGCACGCCGCCCAGAATACCAACCCGGCGTTATAGGCGCCGCTCACATGATTGAAGTGGTGCCAGATCTCGCTTGTCGCAGGCCAGTCGGGACGCGAATAGAGATCGCCGGCACCCCATCGGCCGACCCTCATTCCCGCGCGTTCGTAAGCCGCATCGATCGCGCCGTGGTTCTCGACGTTCGACGTATTGCTGATCCGGTACGCGTCGACTTCATGGCCCTGCCAGAGAACATTTGTCGGCATTAGAGCGATCCCTTGAAAGTGAAGCGGAGGCGGGCGATCGAGCCGTCGGCGATCGCCGGTGCGATCAGCGCGATCACGTCGCCGGCGGCGACGGCGACGGCCGCGACCGCCGGCCATGTCACGGTGCCGTCGGGATGGATTGTGAGCGACCCGATCGAAACGCCGTTCTTCTGAATGTCGGCGATCCAGTTTCCGTCGGGCGGCGTCCCGACGCTGGCGACGCAGCCGGCGAAATTCGCGGCGAGCACGTGCGGAGTCGCGACGACATGATCCATCAGGATCTCGCCCGCGCCGATCGCGGCGACGGCGAAGGATCCGTAATGATAGGCGCCGCCGCCGATCGACGCGGCGGTGGTCTTGCGGCTGCTGCCGTGCTGAACGACGTGGATCAGTTCGTCGCCGGAGAGCGGATCCGCCGCCGGCAGATCCGTGACTGGTTTGCTCGACATTAAGGCTTCCCCCCCTTCTTGACGCCGGCGGTGATTGCTTCGCGGAGCTGGCGGTAGGCGTCGGCCAGCGCGTCGAACGCGGCGACCGCCGCGCCGTGCCGCGCCTGGCATTTGCGATAGTCGATCGAGGCGCCGGCGTCGGCCGACGCGATCCCGATCGCCGAGCCGTCAGCGACCATCGGCAGATCCGGGCAGGCTTTGCGGGTCTGCGGATCCAGCGTCGCGGCCGAGCTCGCCGGCGGGATAGCCGCGGGCGGCGTTAACGGCTTTGAGCAGCTCGGGAGTGAGACAGCTACCGGGAGCAGCAAGGCGAGGATCGCGCTCGAGCTCGCGGGTGATGATCGGTTGAACAACGGTCGTTCCTTCCCTGTCGAGAGTGTCGAGCCTGACGTCGAGCCGATCGGCGATCGCCCGGAGCTTGCCGTCGAGCTGCTGATCGATCGCCGCGACGGCCGCGGCGGTGATCGCCGCGCGCTCGAGCTCGCGCGCATGGCTCTCGGCCTGGGCGCGCTGATAGCCGCGATGATCGAGGAACCATGCGGCGGCGAGAACCGCGATCAGGATCCCGAGCTGCAGCCCGTATTTGCCGATGAAGCCCTTGATCGCCTGCTTGGTGAACCATGCGCCGATCACGCCGCCCTCCCTACGTCCTTAAGGCAGATCAGCCGCTCGCGCTTGCGCCGCTCGACGAGCCCGTTCACGACGCGCCCGCCGGCCTTGTTCCACAGAAGGAAGGCGTCGCAGGCGCCGGCATATTGGCGCGCGTTGAAGCGCGCCCTGGCCGTCGACCGGCAGAAGGCCGGCCAACCGATGTTATGGGCGAGGAGCACCGCCGCGATCCGCTGATTGTCATGGCCGGCGCCGGCGAGGCCCGGCGTGCAGGCCATGACGTGATCGGCCGTGTCGACGAGCGCCGCCTCGAGCATCGCCGAGCATTGCGCTTCGGTGAACTTGGCGTTGGCCTTGACGTAGGCGATCCCGTCGCAGGCGGTCCAAACCCCGATCACGTCCTGATAGGCGTTCAGATATTGCGGCCCGCTCACATGGCGGATCGCCACATGGCCGTCAGCCGTCGGCGCGGCCGTGACGGTTCGCCCGCTCTCCTCCTTGGCGACATTGACGACGGCGCCGATCGCCGCGGCCGCGCCGAGGATCCCGATCAGCGTCTTGCGCTTCGCCGAGCTCGGCGCCGGGTCAGCCATTGGCCGAGCTCCGTTGCTCGATCACCCGCGCGGCGAGGCCGAGCACCGCCCACAGCGCGAGCAGCGGCGCGCGATAGGCCGGCGGGATGATCGCCGCGATCTCCGGCGGCACGCTCGGGACCAGCGCATAAACGGCGAGGAAGCCCGTCGCCGCCAGATGGAGCTGAACGCTCCACCAGCGCAGCGCCTTGCTCCAGTCGGGCACGAGCCGGATCTTCATGGCTTGCCCCCCGCGTTCGTCTCGCCGCGAAGCCGGGCGATGCTCGAGGCGAACGCGGCATCGGCCGCGGCATCGACCAGCAGCGGCGCGCCAAGCGCTCGGCCGAGCGCCTTCCCTATGCCCCGGCGCGTGTCGGGATCGCGGCCGCACGGCCGCCCTTGATCGGCGTTCATCCTGTCCTCCCGTTGAGCTGGCAATTCGCTTCTTCCATGCGCCGAAGGGCGCGGGCGCGGGCTGCGGTCAGTGCGGGCGGCGGATCCTCGAGCGAATCGACGCCGGTAATGAACGCGTCGAGCGCGCCGCAATATGCGTTCTCGCGGACCCGGCCCTTGTCGAGCGCCTTCCGCAAGACCTCGATCAGCTCCTTGTCGGCCGAGCCGCGGCGGACCAGCCACACGACGAAGCCGGGAAAGCCGATCGCCGCGAGCAGGCTCGCGACGGCGGCCACAAGTCCCGAACCGTGATCCTCCATACTCACCCCCCCCCGACAGCGCGGCCCGTCGGCCGCGGTTCGCACCCCTCAGACGCCGATCGAGATCCACCAGAACGGATGCGCCGAATCGCCGTCGCTGTTGGTGATCTCGAAATTGGTGTTTGCGACCGCCGTGATCCGGCAGTTGCCCGGCGCGTCGACCGACCGTTTGCCGCCCGATCCGACGGGGACCGCCCAGACGGCGTAGGGGATCGGGAAATAGACCTTGGGCATCCCGTTGGCGGGGACGTTGACCACGCCCCATTGCACGATCAGGCCGTTCGAAAGCGTCATGTGGCCGTTGTTGCCGACGAGGCTCTGATCCGTGACCGCGAGCGGGGTTCCGGGACCGGCGGGCGCCGTCACCTTGTTGGTGATCGTCAGCTTGTTGCCGGGATCGTCGTAATCGAGCTCGATCCCGTCGCCCGCGGTGAGCATCGCGGCGACGATATCCATGACGTTTTCGGCGTCGAGCCCGGTCACGGCGGGCGCGCTGTTGGTGATCGTGTAGGTGTTGGCCGCATCGTCATAGTCGACCTTGATCCCGGCGCCGGCGCGGATCATGCCGGCGACGATATCCATCACATCTTCTTCGGAGAGGCCGCCGGAGCCGGATCCGGTGGTCCCGTCCCAGGTCTGCTGATCGCCCGACAGCATGACGCAATCGGGAAGGCCGTCGATCAGCTCGTTGGCCGCGATCGCGCTGATCGTGATGGTGTTCTGCTGATCGTTGACGACGATCTTGATCCCGTTCCCGGCGACCAGGGTCTTGCCGATGATGTCGCGCACGTCCTCGGCGGTGAGCGAAACGTCCTCGAGCTCCTGGATCTGCATCTCGAGGCGGTCCAAGCCTTCCTCGTGGCTTTCCGCCGGGAAATCGTCGCGCGGCTGATAGTCGAGGAGCTGCGAGCGGCGCGTGTGGCGCTGGATCCGCAGCGTCGCGCCGACGATCCCGCCGCTCGACTTGGTGATCGAGCCGTCCTCGCCGGCGCCGCCGGCGACGGTGTAATCGACCCCGAGCGTGAGCACATGGTTGTTGACGTCGGAATTGCCGTCGATGCGTGTGACGATCAGCTCGTCGGGATCGAAGAACTGGAACGGAACGGCGTGGAGAACGGTCACGCCGTCCTCGATATATTCAGCGCTCGGCTTGGCCGTGCCTACGGTCATCGGTGCCCCCCCCAGGCTATTTTTTCACCCTTGGAGCCCGCTTCGGCGACGTCTCGCCGGGCTCCCACCAAAAATCCTGTCCTGTCTGCCTCGCCTTCGTCTGCATCGACCGCCACGACTTGCGATAGTCGGGATCGATCGCCTCCTGCAGTTGATCCGCTACAAGTCGCTCGAAAGCAACCCTTGAAAACCACAGCGAATTGCCGGGCGCTTCCTGCTTGAACGCCTTGACGAGATCGCGGCCAGGGTGCGCCTTCGTGTCGCCGAGCGCGTAGCGCGCGCCCGAAAAGGCGGCGCCGCCGAAATTCGCCACGGTGCCCACCAGCGGCCCGGCGGCCGTCTCGCCGGGACCGCCCCCGAAACGGTTCTCGGTCGAGCCCAGGAAATCGCCCCAGATGCCGAACCCGCCGCCCTGCAGCGCGGCCGCGCCCCAGAACTCGGCGTGCTTGAGCGGCGGATCCTTGCGCCCCGGAACGGGCCGCGGATCCTTGCCTTTCGAAAGCTCCTTCAACTCCATCGCCGCCGCGCCGCCGAGCGTCGACAGGATGAAGAAGGTCGCCGCATAAGCGGCCATGCCCACCGGCGTGCGCTCGAGCATCCGGCGGCCGTGGGTCATGAGCAGGGTGATCCCGAACGTCTTGAACAGGAGCGCGCTGCGCGCCAGCTCGCCGAACCACGTCCCCTTGGGCGCGACGCTGTTCATCATCGCCCGAGTGCGGAGGTCGGCGACGGGCACCGCATAATCGGCTTCCGTCTGGATCATCTGCAGCAGCCGATCGCCGGCGAGCCGGTCCTCGATATTGTGCGGCAGCAGCCACGCCGCGCCCTTGTGCTCCTCGAGCGGCGCCGAGCGGATAAGATCCCACGTGTCGGCCGCGATCCCGTGGCGCAGCATCGCCCGCTGCAGCGGCGGATCGAGCTCGTCGAACCGCCTTCCGACAAGGTTCGTCAAATGGCCGAGAAATTCCATCCCGAACGCCCATCGGCCCGCCTGCGTGTAGGCCGCGAGGCCGGACACTCGAAGCGTCCCCTCGGCCAACCGGCGCGCGACTTCGCCGGTCAATTCTTCGTTGAGGATGCGATGCTGCGCGGCGGTCATCTTCGCCCATTCCTCGGCGATCAGCCCGGCGCGCACCGCGAGCAACCGGTCCTCGGCCGACAACGGGTTCAGCATCTTCAAATAGCCGCCGAACATTTTCCACACTGGCAGGCCGTTGAACGCGCGCGTGACGGCGCCGAACGCCGGGTCCGTCGGCGCGGCGGACAGGATCGCCGAGCCCAATTTGGCCGACGTCTCGACCGCGCGGATCGTTCCAAAGCCGAGCGCGAGCTTTTCGCTTTCGGGGCGCCGGAGCGATCCGGTGATCTCGTCATAGAGGCGCTGGATCTTCGGCACGCCGGCGCGCGCGCGGTCGATCGCCGCCCCGCCGGGCGCCGAATCGAGCTTGGCCGACTGCATCACCATGTCCTGCATCCAGCGGATCGTCGCCTTGGGATTGGGGCCGAGTATCTCCATCAAGGCGATATCCCGGCTCATCGCCTCGATGTGGCCCATCATCGCGTCGAACGGCGTCCCCGATCCGAACCGCGCCTGATAGGCCAGCCACGCGTCGCCGTCGGCGAAATGCAGGAACCGATGTTCGGCATGTTGGTTGGCGAGCATCTTCCCGCCCGTCCCGCTGCCCGGCGTGATCTCGCTCCATCCATCGGTGCGGATCTTTTCGAACGCGTCGCGAAGCGCGAGCTCGAGCCGGGCGTCGGTCATCGGCTCGCCGGTCAGCCGGTCGATCATTCGGCCGCGGTCGAGTAGCGGCACGATGAAATTGCGCCATGCGTCAAAGCCGGCCTTGCGGACCAGCGTCGAGCTGTGGCTTTGCGGCAGTCCCCAATGGTCGAGCTTGCCGATCTGGCCGCCGGCTTCGTTGAAGCGGGCGCGGAGATATTCGGCCACGCGGCTCCACGCATCGGCGAGTTCGCGCGCATAGGCGTTGCCCGTCGAGCCCGGCTTGAACAACTCGCGAACCACGTCGTCGAGCTGCGCCAGGTGGCGGATCTGGCCCAGGACGTTGCGATGATGCTGATAGAGAATGTCGGCGATCATGGCGTGCGCGCGGCCCTTGATCGCGTGCATCCGCGCCCAAACGCTGTCGTTGTGGCCGGCGCGCTCGTCGAAGCCGAGCACCGCCTCCATTCCCCTGGGATCGATCGGCCCGGTTCCCGCCGGATCGCCGCCGTCGAAGCCGCGCGCCTTGGCGACGATCCCCTGTTGCGCCTTGACCTGGCGGATCGCGTTCGCCTTTTTGTGCATCGCGGCCGCCTCGAGGCGCTCGATCGTCCTTTGCGACGCGAGCGCGGCGGCCGTCTCGGGATCGTGGCTGCGCTCGTAGAAGCGCCGGAGCTCGGCATAGAGCTCGCGCGCCTCGGCCGATCGGCCGACGTCGATTTCGCCCTTGCGCTCGAGCTCGGGCAGACAGCGGTCGAGGCTCATTTTTCTCTCCGCGCGGGCGCGCCGGCTTGGCGAGGTTGGGGCGCGGCCGCGCGCATCACAGGCAATCCTTCATGGCTTTGATCGCTTTGTCGTCGTCCTCGAGATCCTTGAGGAGATCGGCGGCGGTGATCTCCTCGCCTTCGGCGGTGAGCCGGAACGAGCGCGCCATGTCCTCGGCCGCGACGCGATCGATCCCGTCGGGGCGAAGCGGCGCTTCGGCGGCGAGCTGCGCGAGCTGGCGGTTCGTCTCGGCGATCGCCGGATCCGTTTGCGCGCCGAGATCCAGCGGGTTGTCGCGGGCGGCGCGATCGGCCGCTCGGCCGAGCGGCCCGTCGACGAGCTCGCCGCGCTTGTTGAAGATGAATTCCCGATTGCCCTCCGGGGTGGACATGTCGAGCACCATCCCGCCCTTTGGAACGTCGTTTCCGAGGACCGATCTTTCGGCCCAGCTATATCCCTTGCCGATCGCCGGCTCGCCGACCTTTAGCTCGGCCGCGATCGCCTTCGCTTGCTCGACCGGATCAGGCGACGCGCCGGCGGCCGCTTGCGGTTTGTCGAGCTCCGCGAGCGCCTCCCGAACGCCCATGACGCGATCACTGCCGAGCGCCCGGATCTCGCGCGGCTTGCCGGTCGCGGCCGCATAATAGGTTTCGATATAGCCTTGCCGTGGATTGTACCCGTGCGGCTGAAATTGATCGGCTCCCTCGAGCGCGCGCGCCGCCTCGCTTCGGAGCTTGTCGAGATCGCCCGTCTTGCCGTCGACCCAACCACGGACCATCGCCTCCGCGACCGAGCTCTCGCGGTGCGGCATGTCCTCCTGGCCGCGCGCCGTCATGCCGCCGACGGCTTTCTTGAACTCCTTGCTTTTCCACACGGCGCCGAATTGTTCGGGCGAAACATCGGTGCTTGCGACCGCCGCCGGCGCGGCCCCGCGCGGATCCGTCGCGCCGTGATATTTCACGCCCTTGTCGGTGAACTGGAACCACACTTCCTGCTCGCCGGCACGCGCGCCGCTCTTGCGGTAGGCGTGGATATATTCGACGTCCGGATGCTGCGCGTGGAGCTGATCGAACAGCTTGCGGACCTCTGCCGGGCCGAGCTCGGCCTTGTTGTTCACGTCGCCGATGCTCAAGCCTTCGATCGTGTTCCCGTCGACCGTGTAATTGCCGCCGACGGCCGTCCCGTCCTCGGCGACGTAGCGGAAGCGGTGATAACCCGGCTCTTCCTGCGGGAAGGGCTCGATCGTGCCGAGCTCGCCGCGCGAGACTTTCTCGAGCTCGGCGGTCGCCGCCTTGATCTTTTCGCGCCGTGTTACACGCTCGACGTCGACCTTGAGATCGTGAATGAGGCTGTCGGCCTGTTGCCGAACCGCCGGGCCGTCAGGATCGGAAAATCTCTCTGTGGCTTGCTCGAGCTCGATTAGGCTCGGCTGTTCCTGATCCCCTGATTGCGAAGATAGTTGCGGACCTTCTTCGCCAGCATCGCCCCCGCGTCCTGCTCCATCAACTGCGAGACGACTTGCATCGTCTGCGGGAGCCTCTCGGGCGAGAGCGGCGAGATCGAGCTCGCGGACTCGCCCGACGAACCGATCGACGACGCTGGCGAGCTTGCCGCCGGCGGCGAGCTCGCGCGCGGCGTCGTTGAGCGCGTCGGCGACGGGGCCGTGGCTGAACGCGAGCCTCGAGGCAATTTCGACTGCTGCGGCATTGGCCTGCGCCTCCTTCGCGCTTCGCTCTCGGGCGATCGTGGATCCCGCCGCCTCGAGCGTGTCCGCTTCATTGGCGGCCGTCTTGTGCACCAACCCCAACTTGCGGAGCTTCGCAAGACCCTTCTCGAGCACCTTCGCGCGCTCGAGCATGAGCGAGGTGACAGCCTCATGCGCGCCGAACAGGTCGATTTGCTCGGCTTTGTGGAGGCCGGCGGCGAGCGCCTGTCTGACGATGCTTTCGGCCTGGCCGCGATTGGCGGGATCGAGTTTGGCGAGGAGCTCGATCATCGCCTCGTGCGCTTCCGGGCGATCGGGCAGCAAATGGCCGATCACGGCCGCGAAATCGGCGGGAACGACGTCGTTATAGACCGCCCCGAACGCCGCGTCGGAAAGCCGCGCCAGCGCGCCGCCGTCGCGGACCAGCGCCGATCGCGGCGGCAGATGGTCGAGCACATGCTCGCCGGCGTCGCGAATGACCTTGGCCGCATCGACGGCCGTCCCGGTGCCCTCGGCGATGTTCTTGAGCGCGGCATAGACCCGCGCATCCTCGGCGCTGATCCCGTCGGCTTCGCGCAGCACGACCGCATCCATTCGGATCGGCTCGCCCGTCTCGGCCTGGATGCGCCGCGCGAGGCCGTGACGCTGGTGGCCGTCGGCGAGGAAGGCGCGCCCCTCTTTGTCCTCCCAGACGATCACGCGGGACGCAAAGATCGGGTTCCACTCGCGAACCCCGCGAAGGCGATCGGTGACGCCATATTCGTCGCCGCCGCTTTTGAACTGGAACCGATGCGCGTCGACCGTGATATCGTCGACATTGAAGCTCCGGGCGTACATCGGCGGCACGCTCGAGCTCGAGGCCGAGCTCGCCGGCGCGCCGATCACGGCATTGTCGAGCTGCAGCGCCTCGGCGCGGAGCTGCGCGATCATCGCGTCCTCGCTCCCGGCATCGAGTGCGCCGGCTGCGCCTCGAGGCGCGACCGACGCCACTTGCCGGCCCATCTTTTGATGCGCCCAGGCGGCGACCTCGCTCGCCGACTTGCCGCGGAGGAAATCGTTGCGCCGGAGCACGTCCTCGGAAAGCAGGCGCTCGATCGGCGTCGACGCGTCGGCTTTCAGGACGCGCAGCCCGTCCCGGCTCCCGAGAAAGTGCATCAGGTAGAGATTGCCCTCGGTGACGCCTTCGCCGGCTCTCTTGAGAGCGTCGGCATTGTCGCGCGTCAGCGCGGCAAGCAGCCGCGCCTGAACGGACGGATCGTTCTTGAGCTCGGGCGGCGGGTGAGCGCCGGGATCCTGCCCGTAAACCTTGCGGTAATAGTCGCGGAACGTGCCGTCGGTGAACTGGAAGGGACCGCTCGCCGAGCTGTTCGGGTTTCTCGCGTGGACATTGCCCGTGCTGTTCTCGGCGCCGCCCACCTTGCGGGTGAAGCTGTCGATTACGTCGACTTCATTCTGTGGCCGGAGCGACGTTCGGGGTTGCGGCCGCCGCGCGGTGGACAAGGCCGGCGACGGCCGCTCCGGCGCGGGTGACGAAACCGCGCCGGTCCCCTCCACCACGGGGCCAGAAGGCAACCCCTCGGTTTCGGGTTTTCTCCGATCGGTGAGATCCTTGATCGCGGCGGCGAGGCCGTTCTCATGCGTCGCATCGCCGGCGGGGCCGGCTTGGTAGGGCGAGCTCTCGCCGACTTCCTGCGCCCGCTCGAGCACGTTCGCGGCCGCGCGTTCATCCGGCGTCAAATGCTGATCGCCGACGATCGTCCGCGAGAGCGTCGTCAGCTCGCGGTTGGAGAGATCCGAGAAAACCTCGTCGAGCCGCTCGCCATTGTCGAGCCGGCGTGCCCATGACTTGACGATCGCCGCGCCCCATTTCTGCTGCAGCCGCTCGGGCAAGGCGGCGAACAGGCGGTCAGCAATGGCGCTCGAGCTTTGGCCGACGGCGCCGCCGATCGCTTGCGGGACGCCGGTCGCCATTGCCGCCTTGCCGCCGACGTGGAGCGCGGTCCCGAAGGCGGCGCCGCCGACGGCGGCCGCGCCGACATTCGCGATCGCGTCGCCAACGCCGTAGCTTTCGCCGAGCTCGGCGCGGTTGCGGGCCACGATCGGTTGCATCCCGAGCTCGAGCACGCCGTTGATCAGCGCGTCGCGGGCGGCGATCTGCAGCAGCGACTTGCCCGCGCCGCCGGGGACCGCCAGCGCCGCGATGTTGAGCGGATCGTGGAACGTGCCGACGGCCGAGCCGGCGAGCGCGGCGGCAAAGCCGCCGATCCCGCCCGGCGAGCGCGCGGCGATCGCCTGATCGTCCGCCTGTCGCTGTTTCTCTTGCTGTACGAAATAGGCGTGCAGGCCGTCGACCGTATCGGGGACGCCGGGCAGGAACTTTGGATCGGTCTTGCGCCGCTTCCTGATCTCGTCGGCGATCAGGCTTTCTTGCAGCGCGCGATCGGCAAGGAACACATTTCCGAACGGGATCTGCTGGCCCATGCGCGCGGCCGACGCCAGCTTGGAGGGCGAACCGGAGTAACCGAACCGGGCCTGCCCCGCCGCGTCGAGATCGGCGAAGGCGACCGGGTTCTCGCTCGGATCGAGGCCGAGCGCGCGGACGATCGGCGCATAGCCCTGCGCGAGCCGGTGATCGGCGGCGGTGCTCGCGTCGCGCTGCGCGATGCGGCTGCTCGCGTGGAATATGTCGTTAAGGCTCGCCGGCGGCTCGATCGGCGCGGCCGTCGGCCGAACCGGCGCCAGCGACGGCATTTTCTCCTGCGTGTCGGCGAGCGTGCCCGTGTCGACGATCGGCGCGAGCTCCGGCGCCTTGCCCTTCGCCGGCGCGGCCTTTGCCCTGGGCGCGCTCGGCTTGGCCGCGGGGACGGTGATCGGCGGATCCTCGCCGAGCACGTTCGGCGCGAGCTCCGGTGCCGACGGGCCGAGCGGGAGCGGCGCGAACGGCCCCTTTTGCTCGGCCGACTGATAGGCCGTCGCGGGATCCTCGCCGAGCTCCCGGATCCGGTCCTCGACGTTGAACGAGCGAGCGGCCATTAGCGGAGGTTCCTGATATCGAACTGAAACGGCGTGCCGTCCTTCGTGACGACATGGCCGCCGTCGGCGCCGATGAGCTGGAACACGCCGGGATTGATCGTCTGCAGCCGGTAGTGGGCGAGCTGCGCGATCTGGCTGTCAGACAGCGGCGTGAGCTTGCCGTCGCTTCCGAGATAGTGAGGCGCGCCGCCGCCGGCCTTGATCCAGTCCGCCTTTCCGGCGCGGCTCATGCGCGTCTGGAAATCCGCGCGGCTCATGTTTTGCGGGAGCCACACATAATGTCCTTCCCAATTGGCGAAGCCGCCGGTCGCGCTGCCCTGCCCCGCGCTTCCGAGCATCCCGCCAGCGCGCTGCATCGACGCGCGGAACGTGCTGGCGAGCTCGTCGCCCGTCGGCTCGCGCCGGCCCCATTCGGCCGCGACTCCGGCGGTGATGTTTTGCGCCGCGCGCAGCAGCGCCGGTTGCATGTCGACGGGGATCGCCTCGGCGTAGGCGGCGAAGGCGTCCTTCATCGCCTGTTGATCGGCCATGCCCGTGGCCTGATCCTGCGTCGACCCGAGATGGACGGTCTTGCCCTCGAGCGCCGCGACGCCGCGCCTGTAGAGCTCGGCGACGCGCGGATGCAGCCCGACCATGAGCTCGAGATCTTTGTTGCCGGGCGCGAGTTGCTTGACGATCGACGTCGCGATCGTTCCGCCGAACGCATTGCGGAGCGTCGCCGACGCCTCGAGCTGGCCCGCCGGCCCCTGCTTGATCCGGTCAGTGAAGATCTTCGCTTCGTCGTTCGACAGATAGGGGACGTTGACCAGCCCCGAGCTCGCCGCGAACGAGCGCGCCCAGGCGACGCGCGCCTGGATCTTGGCCGGATCCGGATGCGCGAGATCGCCGACGTCGGGCGCCGGGTTCCCGGCGGCCGCCGACGCGGCGTAGGGATCCGAATTGAAGCGATCGATCGCCGGCCCGGCAAAGGCGGTGAGGTTCTTGAGGCGCACTTGCTCGGCCGCCGTCGCGGTGCCCGCGGCGACCTTCGATTGAAGCGCGTTGATATCGTGATGGAGCGTCGCCGGAGTCGCGCTCCGATACTCGCGATTGACGTCGTTCTGATCCTTGATGACGGCGAGATCCCACTCGTCGCCGGTGAGCCCGTATTGCTTGGCGAGCGCGGTCCCCTGCGCGATCTGGTCGTCGGTCAGGACAACGCCGCTTCCCGACTGCTTTTTGAGCATCGAGATCTGTTCGACCGCTTGCGCCTTTTCGAGATTGAATTGCTGGCGCGCTTCCGCCTCCTGCCGGCGGATCTCGACGCCCGCGGCGCTGCGGAGCGCCTTGATATCGTCGGGCTGCAGATATTGGTTGAAGTCGGCGATCTGCAGGAGCCCCGGCGTTCCCGCTTTCTCGTCGCCGGCGATGAACTTGGGATCCTTTTCGACCATCGCGTTCGCGAAGCCGAGCACAACGGCGCGCTGCTGATCCACGATCAGCTTGTGTTTCGTATCGTCATCGATCCCGCCGAGCGCCGCGATCGTGTCATGGATCCCGGCGAGCTGGCTCGGGAGCGCCGATGCGTCGGGGTTCGCGGCCTGGGCGCGCGCGTAGGTGTCCGTCGCCTCCCTGACGTTCGTCGTCAGGAAATTGACCCGCTGACCGGCCTCCCAGCCATATTCGCGCGTCGCGATGTGGCTCTTGAGATCGGCCCATCGCTGCGTGAAAACCTGCCGGACGTGCGGATCCTTGATCGCGCCGAGCGCCGCCGCCGATTGCTGATCGATCATCTGCTCGATCGATTGCGTGTGCCCCGCCCCGCCCGGCCCGGCGTTCTCCCGGTTGTCGATCGCCGCCTTGTCGAGCGCGGCCGAGGCTTGGGCGAGCTGCACGCCGGCGGCCGTCGCCTCCATGTCGCGGTGAAGCTCTTTGCGGCGATGGATCTCCCGATCCATCGCTTCGCCGGCATATTCGAGCGCGTCGGCAATCGGCTGCCCGATCGATCCGGAGCCCTCGAAATCGCTCCCGCCGGCGGGATTGAGCTGCGGCTGATAGGCGCCGGGCATTAGCTCGCCCCCGCGTTGTTGCCGGTGCCGAAGGCATCGAGCGCTATTGTCGGGACGTCGCCGCCGCCGGCGCCGCCTGTGTAGGCCCCGGCGATCGTCTCGGCGATCGTCACCGCGCCGGCGAGGATCCCGCCGGCCATTGCCGCCTTGCCCTTGGCGTAAGCGAGATCGCCCTTCTGCTTGAACGCGTCGGCGGCCATGCCGGCGCGCTGGCGCGACACGGCGATATCGAGTTCGCGGTTGATCGCGCTTTGCGCGAGCGCGTCGAGCGCCGATCCGGTCCCCGTCTGGAACCCCGAACCGCCTTGGCCGACGAGCTGGCCGCCCATCGCCGAGCGGGCCGCCGTGCGGATCCGGTCGCGTTCGGCGACGCCGGCGTTCTGCGCGTTCTGCGCGTTCACGCGCATGACGCGCCTTGTGTATTTCCCGGCGTCATAGGCAGCGATGCCGCCGGCGAACTGACCGACTGCCTTCATTGGACCCTCTCGAACAGAATGTGATCTTTGCTTTGCGGGCCGTACCCGCGGAGCACGTGGACCGGCTTCAACCCGACGAGGTTCGCCCAGGTGATCGCCCGTTCGTCGGAAGCGTCGACAATCGCCTCGAGGCGCGGGAAACGGCTCGTTGCGATCTTTTCGCGGGCAAAGCGGGTGATCGGCAGATAGTCGCGGCCGAGATCGGCCGAGAGCGACGCCCACACGATCGCGTGCGTCCCCGTCCCGAACAGGTCGCGGAAGCCGGCGATGGTGATGATCCTCGAGCCGCGGTGCGCGGTCCACGCATCGCCGTTGCTGGCGAGATCCTCGCCCTCCTCGAGCGTGTAACATGGATGATGAAGGCCGAGCTCGTAATGCTGGCTCGGCTGCAGCTCGAGGAGAACCGCGTCGCCGGCGAGCATGTCGCGGAACTCCAACGGCGCGCCGGTAGAGGAAGCTGCCGCGTTCATTGCGGCAGCTCCTCGAGCTCGTAAGTCGGGACGAGCATCGTCACGATCGACGGGAGCGCATCGTCGCTGACCAGCTCGGGCGAGTCCGAAAAATCAGACCCGCCGCCGCCGATCGCAATGTTGTCGGTGTCGCCGTTGAACAGGGGTTCCGGCGTGTTCATCGGAAGATCGTTCTTCCGGTTGAACATGCGCGACGGCTCGCCCTTGCGGTTGAACACGGTCAGCGCCGCGCTGTCGATCAGCCGCGCGAACAATCGCTGCGCCCGCTTCCGCAACCCCTGGGCCGTCGGCGTGCCGCGCGCTTCGGCGCGCAGCAGCTTGAGCCGCGCCTGATAGCCGAGCCCGATCGCGACCTTGCTCGCCGGCCCGGGAAGCGACAGCGCCCCGCCGGTCACGGTGCGATCGTTGATCTCTACGCCGTCGGCGAGGATCCGGACCCTTTTCCCCTCGAGATGATCGAGCCCCTGCGTGAAATCCTGCTTGGGCTCGCCTTCGTAGCTAACGCCCCAATCGACAAAGAAGGCGTCGGAGATCTCTAATCCCGCGTCCTCGTCCCAATAGGGGTCGAGCTTGAGGATCGCGCGCTTGCCGTCGAGCTCGGCGAGCATCCAGAGATCGTCGCGCGCTCCATCGTCCGACGGGATCACGACGCCCGAGATCGCCGAGCCTTGCGCGAGCGCGATCCTCGAGAAACCCTTGATCGACTGTTCGGGATTGTGCGGGTGAGCGATCAGAGTCCCGTCGCCGCGGCCGCCCCAGAGCACGTCCTCGGGCTCGGCCTGCCACGCCAGCCAATCGATCCCGGAGCGTGTTACATGCCGCGCATAGATCGTCGAATTGACCGCGACGAACCGCCCCTGATCGTAGGAGAATGTCGCCTCGCGGACCTTGCGGCCGCCGCGCTGCATGAACAGGACCGACGGGCCGATCGGCACCGGCCATGTGTCGGCCGAGCCGTAAGCCGATTGCGGTTGCGCGCTGAGATTGTCGGCCGAGATCCCGGCGGCGCGGTTGACCTGGCCGACAACGATCTCCTCGCTGTGCGTGCCGAGCAGGAGATATTCCTTGTCGGCGTGAACCCATGTCGGCGGATCGCTGATGTTGAGCGCGAGCCGGAACGCCATGTCCGCGGAGAACTCGCCCCGCTCATTGACCGGCAGGAAGTTGAAATAATCGCCGACGACGGATCCGGCGATCTCGACGCCCTTGATGAAGATGAGGCGGCCGCCCCAGATGGTGACGAGCTGCGGCCAGCCTTCGGCGTTGGAAAAGGCCGCGTGCGCCCAATGCCAGCTCGGCGTATCGAGCGTCGGCAGCGCGCGCGTGACCTTGATCGTCGCCTGTTGCGAGCTCGCGAGCGCATTGATCGTGCCGATCCCGAACCGGTCGTATTGATATTCCCATTTGACGCCGGAATTCCAACCGTCCTTCTGGCCGAGCGGCGCGGCCTTGGACCCGTCCCATTCGGCGCCCTTGGTATGCGTCGGTTCGACGGTCCCGGTGAACTTGGCGCCGCCGAGATCGACGCACTTGTAAACCTTGCCGTCGGAGCGGATCAGGCAACCGACGCGGATATAGGATCCGGCGTCATTGAGCGAGGTTTGCGCCGCCGGCTCCCACGCCGGGATCTCCGAAAAGCCGAGAACCTCGAACATGAACGGCGCGCCGACGTGCCCCGGCTCGAACAGGTCGAAGGTCGCGGTGATCGTGGCAATGCCGCCAACCGTCCCGTCGCCGGCCCAGGTGATCGTTTTGGCCTTGTCGGTGTTCCAGTCCTTGAACGGCCCGTCTTTCAGCGGAATCGGCCCGTAGCTGAACGTCTCGGCGCCGGTGCGCGTCAGCATCCCCGGCGCGTAAGCGCCGTGCGCGAGGTACAGCCGGTCATAACTCTGCTTGCTCGAGATCCGCGGCGCATCGGCCGCGGCATAGGGCACGGCGAGCGGCGGCCCGTCGATCAGCCCGCCATTGGTGAAGAAGCGAACCGATTTCTCGCCCCACTCGAGCACATAGGCTTGCGTCGAGTTGAACACGAACCGCGAGAGCCACGTCGAGCTGGCCGCGGCGGCGATGATGTAGCGAAAGCCTGGGCGCTTGGTGGCCGGCCCTTCGACCGTCGCCACATAATTGAGCATCTTGGCGAGCGCGCGATCCCAGATGCCGTCGAGATCCGAGCGCCCTTCCATGCGGCGGCTGATCTCGCCGCCGTTGAAAGCATAGATCGGCGTCCGGATCTTCGGCATTTAGTAGGTGACGCCCGGAGCGCGCGGCGAGCCGTAGCTGTGGCGGGCGCGGACCCAATCGCCGCCATGCTGGCGACGCCGGCCCTTGGTTCGGGTGTTCCCGCGGCGCGCGAGCTTGAGCGCCCGATCCGACGCGGTGAGCGCGCGGTCTTTGCGCGCCTTGTCGGCGCCGAGCTCGTCGCTGATCTGCCATGCGAGGCGGAACGCGAAGGCTTCGGCGAAAGCCGGCGGCCAGCGCGAGGGATCGGCAATCGCCTTGCTGTCGCGGATATAGCGGACCGTGATCGGCCCGGCTTCGTCGGCGAGGATCTCCAGCCCGCCGTCGGGACCGCCCTCGATCGTGTAGCGATCTTCTTCATCGTCGAGATATTCGGGCTCGACGATCTCGACGAACGTCACCAGATCCGACGGCAGCGGGAACGCCTTGCGGCCGAGCGCGATCGGCCATTCCGGATTGTCGGGGCGCTGCGTCAGGTCGACGGTGCGCGAGGCGAAGCTCCAATGCGCCTCGGCAAGCACGAACTGGCGGGTTGGCTCCCATGCGCTCTTGATCGCGCGCGCCGCCTTGCTGTCATCGTTCGGCGCGGAGATTCGATCGTCCTCGCCCAAATGCCCGAGCGCGATGTTCGCGAGCGGGACATAGCTTAGCTTTTCCGGCTTGATCTCGGCCACGCGCCAATCCCCCCAGGGTGAGAAGCAAGCCGGCCCTCAATCTTTCGATTGGGAGAGAGAGGGAGGGACGGCCTGCCCCTTCGCGGGACCGCCGGCGCCGTCGCGCCGGCGGCCGAGCCGCTTAGTTGAGCGTGAACTCCGTCTCGACGACGATCAGCGTCCCGTCGTTCGGGAGCGCCGCGGCGCCGACAGTGAGGAACTGATCTTCGTCGGCCGCCAGCTCGGCGGCGAGATTGGCCGCCTTGGCGATCGAAACCGGAGCGTTCGCCGTGGTGTACGTCGCCGCGGCCGCATATTTGGCGTCATTGCCGGCAATGCCGAGCTTGAGCGTCGACGTTCCGAGCGTGGCGCTGACGGTGATCCGGTGCTTGATCCCGCGTGCGCCCGCCGGGATCCGCCGCAGATGCAGCTTGTCGCCGATCGCCGCTCCGCCGCAACCCGTGGCGTCGCACTTGAACGTCGCGATCGTGCGGCGGACAGGCGAATTGGCCGAATTGCCCGGCCCCTTCACCGTCGGCATACCGGCAGTATTGGCCGGCGCTTCTTGAGAATTGTAATCCATTGAACCCCCCAAATCTCAAACCCGAGATCGTTCGGATCGTCCCGCGTTGCCGGAGCGGGATCCCCGTTGTTCCCAAGTGAGCCGCCGGCGGGTCGAGCGCCGGCGGCTCACCGCCCCCAGGCTCAGCTCTCCTTGCAGAGAATGTAGCCGCACCGATTGTTGTCGGTGCGCGAGGCGACCTGCTGACAGCGCGAATAGACCTGCGCGCTGAAATGCTGCGTCGGCAGCTTGTCGACGGAGGTAAACAGCTCCTCCCAGGTCGCCATGACCATTCCATCGGCCGTGTAGAACGGCAGCTTGCGGTAGCTGTTGCCGTCCTGCGTGACCGTGAGAGCGGCATTGTCGTACATCGGATTGCCGAGCTCGATCTCGATGATCTCGAAGCCGGCGATCGCGACGATATACTTGCCGTCGGCGCTCCACCGCATCTTGATCGCATCGGCAAAATCGCGGTTCGAAGCCTTCGCGTCGAGCGAGAGCTCCTCGATCTGTTCCGACGTCAGCGCGAGGTTGAGCGTCTGATCGAGGTTCACGAAATTGCGCGCGAGGATCCGGCGGGCGCGCCGCACCTTGGCGACGTTCATGCCGGTTGCCGCGCCGATCGTGCCGTCAGGCTGCAACCCGACGTCGACCACATTGCCCGCCGGGAAGGCGTTCAGCACCGTTCCCTGCTTGCCGGTGATCATGTCGCCGAAGAAGCCGCCGATGAACGCATCGTCCTTCGCGCGGCGAACCGCGCCGGCGTGCGCCAGCGTCTCGCCGCCCTGCAGATCGACGGCGGTCAGGAGCTTGTCCTCCTGATCGACCAGCGTCGCGAGATAGTCGGGATCGGGCTTGGCGACCCAGATGCCGTCCCAACCCGTCGAATCGTGCTCGACCTGGCCGTTGCGCTCGGTCTTTTTCCGCATCTTGTGGTTGGAGATGAGGTTGTCGAGCTTGGTCTTTTCGGCGCCGGCGACGTCGCGCTGGATCGCCGTTGGAGCGAGCTTCGAGGTCTGCTCCTGAAGCTCCATTCGCATGTTGGATTCGAACCGCGTCTGCGCGGTAAAAGTCACATCACCCATTGCGGGCCTCCCGGTCTGCGATCCGGGGCTCGGGAGGTGCGTGAGCCGATCGGATCAGTTTCCTGTTTGGAAAGCCGATCGGCTAGGCGGCCTTTAGGCCGGGCCGTTCTACCGTTTAGCGGCACGGTTCGCCGGGTGATCCCCCCACCTGGGCCGGGGCGCTTCCTCTTTGCGCCCGCCGTCGCGAGCAAGGAAGGCGCTAGGCCGGTTCGTTCCACCCCCCAAGGAAAGAACGGGCCGACAATCTCTTGATTGCCGGCCCCCTGTCAATAGGCCCAACGGCCAAAATGCAACACTGTCGCTATTTTGTCGTCGAGCCCTTCCGATCGACGAATTTCGGCCCGGTTTCGACCGTGCCGACGGCTTTGCCGTCGCGGCCGATGCCGTGCGTCGCCTTCGCTTTCTTCGGCTTCTTCGCGACCGTGCCCGTTTTCGCTTTTGCCATTGCTTCCCCCCTCTAAAATGGCAGCTCACGATAGCTGCGCTCGAATACGTCCGCCGGCGACCAGCTCACATAGCCGCCGAAGCCGTCGACGTTCGGCTTTCCCCCGTCGGTATATTCGACGAGATAGCCCGCTTCTTCGGGATCTTCGTCCGCCGGCTGTTGCCAGCCCCGGAAGGCGTTGTAGTCGCCGCGCGTCATGGGCTTTGCGTAGAGCCGCTTCGTGCCCTCATGCAGCCGCATTTCCGGGTCGCTCGCCGCGATCGAGATCGGCGGCTGCGAGCTCGCCCGATGCAGCCGCTCGCGCAGCTCATAGCCCATGAGCGGCCAGATCTGCCGAACCGCGTCCTCATACGCGAGCTTTCGGCCGAGCTTGGGATCGAAATTGGCCGGGCTCGCCGGCGCCGCCTTGCCGATGATCGTGAAGCCGTTCCGGAGCACGACCAGGCAGACGGTCAGGACGCCGAGCGTCTCGTTCAAATCGCCCTCATGATTCCAGTCGGAATAATTGGACGCGTTGGCGATCGCTTCGCCGAGTATGTAATGAACCTCGGCGATATTCGCCTCGATATCGTCGAGGCTCACTCGCGGCGCGGTGCGCCCGGCGGCACATTCCGCCTCCGTGGCTTTCAGTCCTTCGGTTTTCAATCTTCCCTCCTGTTACTTGCCCTGTGCCCGGAGCTGGCGGAAATGCGCGAGCGCGTCCGTCAGCCGGTTGTAGCGGTCGACCGTGACAGGATCTTTCGCGCGGAGCTTCTTCCGCGTCTCGGGATCGCTCGTCATTGCGTCGATCTGCTTTTGCGCGCTCGCCTCGTCGACGACGCCGAACCGTTCCGCCGGGCGGCCGCCGTTGCCGGCAAAGAAATCCTCGCCCGCCATTTGGCCGATCTTGCGAAAGAGGTTCATCGTGTCCTTCGCGCCCAGGCCGCTCTGGATCTTGCGGACGTCGGCCGTCTTGAGCCCGAGCACCGCCATGCCGCGGCGGAATTCCTCCTTGCCCTGTTCGGCCGCCGGCCCCCATTCCTTCAACGTCGCGTCGCGCTCGGCGTCGGCGGCCGTCGCATCGCCCGTGACGCTGGCGAGCTGCGCGGCCATGAACGCCGCGCCCATCTCTTTGAACGCCGCCGCCGGGATATGGTATTTGTGGGCGATCTCCTTCATCGGATCGATGAACGCCGAATCGAGCTCGAACCCCTGCGCTTCCGCCGGCAGCTCGACGGCGTAATCCTTCGCCTCGAGCGGCGCTCCGACGGCTTCGCGGTACGCCTTCACTTCCGCGTCGGTCGCACCCTCGCCCGGCACCTTGACTCGGCCGCTTTCGCGGAGCGCCTTCTGATTGTCGCGGGCAATCTGCGCGAGCCCGTCGAGATCCTTGACGCCGAGCTTGGCGAGCCACTCCTGATTGGAGAGCTCGCCCTCCTTTTTCTCGGCCGAAAACGACTTCATCCATTCGGCGGGCTCGGGTGCGGCGCCGCCGTCGCCGCCTTCCCCGCCGCCCTGGCCGCCTTCCCCGCCGTCGCCAGCGCCGCCCTGATCGCCGCCAGATCCGCCGGATCCGCCGAAAAAGTCATCGTCCTCGGCCGCGGCGGCGCCGCCGCCACCGCCGCCGGCGTCGCCCTCGCCTTCCGGCGCTCGAAAGCGCCAGCTCCGGGCGGCCATGAGCGCCGTCGCGCCCGTGCTCGCCAGCAATCCCCCCCTAGTCCCTGCCATTGTCCACCTCCACAAATGCCCGAACCTCGAGCGGATCGAGCTCCAAAAAATCGATCAGTCGATTGACCACTTCGCGCCGGCCTTCGATCCGCGCCATTGACAGGGGATCGATCGCGCCGCGGAGATCCCGCAAGAAGGCATGGTCCTTATGCGAGCCGAGCCGCGCGAATTTGCGAAGATCCGCGATCACCCGGCTTGCCTCGAGCGTCGCCTTGCCTTCTTCGTCGAGAAAGCACGCCTTGACGCAGCGGGCGAGCTCGACCGCCTTGCGGCGAAGGATGCTGCGAACCTTGTCCTCGATCCTTTCGGGATGGATCACAGGCCGCCGCCGTCGCCGAGCTTGTCGGAGATCTCGCGCGCCTTCGCCATGTTGAGCTGCGCCTCGCTAAGCGGCTGCGCGGCGGCGACAAGGCTCTGTCCCTGCTGCTGATCCGCTTGCTCCTGACGGCGCGCGGCGAGCTCCTCGTCGCTGTAGATCAGCGACGGGCGAACGCCGAGCACGTCGGCCGACACTTTCATGCCTTCGTCGAAATTGACGCGATCGAGCGCATCCTGACGCCCCGCGCCGGCGGCCTGGATGCCGATCTCGACGAGCCGCGTAAAGCCGGTGACTTCCTCGGCCCGCGCCATGCGCGACAGCGGGTTCGTCATATAGGCGCGGGGCTTCGCGCCGGCTTCGACGACTTCCGGCGGGAACGGCGGAATGGCACGGGCGGTCATGAGGATATCGAGCTCGCGCTCGACTTGCGGCCCGAGCTTTTCCGTCTCGCGCCGCCCGGCGAACGGCGCAATGAGAACGCCCTCTTTCTGCAGCGTTTCCATGACTTGTGTTGCCGTCATGCGATCGGAGGGATCGGTCAGCAGCCGGAAAAATTCCTCGAGGAACGCGGCCTTGACGACTTGCCGCTCATTGTCCTGGATCTCCGCGCCGATCGGGAGCTGCGCGCCCGTCATGAGCGGATGCACGAGCGGGCGGCCCTGATCGTCGACGCCGCCGGCGGTGAGCCCGCCCGGCTTGGTGACGACCTTCGTGATATCCGCATCGTCGAAATAGAGGAGCGGCGGGTCGACGGCCTTGTTCGCCGCCTCGAGGATCGTCCGCGCCATTGCGTTCAATCCCTTCACCGTCGCTAGAACCTTCATCGCCGGCGATCGGCCGTAGCAGTCGCGCGGCCCGGTCACGTGCCTCGAGACGGGAATCGGCATGGACCGGAAGCCCCGTCGGCGGATCACATGCTTTTCGCCGAGCTCGATATAGATGCTCTCGACCGGCTTGCCCTTCGGGCCGAAATAGCCGGGCTCATAATCCCGGTTCGGCCGAACGACGTGGAGGATCTCGATCTCGCGATTGCGCTTCTTTTCATCCTCGAAATCGCGGCGCGACTTGTCGGACAGGTTCTCGAGGCCGAATTCGGCCGCCGCGTTTTTCAGCGTTTCGCAATAGCAGCGGTGAACGGTATCGACGCGGCCGCTGAAATCCTCGTCGATATAGATCTCGCTCATGTGGAGCGTCTTGTAGAACAGGCCGCGGCCGAGATTGTCGCCGATCCACATCGCCGACGTGCCGTATTTGCCCTCCTGCCGGATATCTTCGTGCGCTTGCGCCTCGAACCCCGTCCACGGCGCATAGCGGGCGGTGAACAGCACGTCGGTTGCCATTTCGCACCAGCGCGCGACCGCCGGGATCTTCATCAATTCGGCGTCGGGAAAGGCGATCCCGTGCCAGCGCTGTTGCCGCGGGATCGTGACGCCGGCGATCGCAGCCGTGTAGCGGTCGAGCCCGTCGAGCGCGGTCACGTCGAACAGCTCGTCGGCCTGATTGGTGAAGCTGTGCTTGCCCTTGTCCCAACCGCCGGCGCCGAACGGATCGACGTAGCGATCGATCTCGCGCCATGTCGGCTCGTAAAAGGCGCGCTTCTCTTTCAGCCGTTCATGATTGGCGAGAACGAGTTGCACCTTGTCAGTGTCGAGAAGCGCGACGTCCGCCATTTGCCTTTCCCCCCTTCGCGGCGCCGGCGGTGCCCCCACCGCCGGCGCCTTCCCTCACGCGACGAAAATCAGCCGAAGATCAGCGCGCGGTCGAACCGCCGTTCCTGCCCCGGTTGGATGATGATCGGCGGCTCAAAGGCGCAGTAGGCGACCTGTTCACCGCCGTAGAGCAAGCCGGCGCCGTGGATCCGCGCGGGCGCGTGACCGCCGCGAATGTTCACCGCCGGGCCGACGATGAAATGCAGGCTGTCAACCCGATGGAGATCCTTCGCCGCGATCTTGACCGGCGCAAAATCGAGGATCTCATATTCGCCGTTCGAAAAGGCGATCTCGAATTGACCGCCCTCGGCGGCGAGCTTGCCGATCGCAACCTCTGACAGCGACTTGAAGGCCGGCCCGACGTCGCGCGCGGCTTCGGGCCGCTCGGCGGGCAGCGCCGCGATGTTGATCGGATCGGGTACGGGATCCGCTGGCGGCGGCTCGCCGCCCGTCCCTTTCCCTTCCTCGGCGAGCCGATTGGCGAGCGCGTTCTTTGCGTTCGCAAGATCGTCGACGTCGATCCGGAGCTCTTTGTTTTCCTCCTCGAGCTCCTTCACCCGCTTGCGGAGCTCCTCGAGCTCGGCCGCGTCCGTCCCCGGCGTGCCAGCGCCCGGCGACGGCGTCTCGAGCGCGGCGATGCGCTTCATATATGCCTCGAGCTCGGCCTCGCGCGCCGCGATCCTCGTCTCGAGCTCCGTGTTACACGCCCGAAGCGAGGCCGCGCTCTTGATGACGTCGATCGCCGCCTGGAACGGATCCGCGCCCGGCTCGAGCGCGACTCCGTTGGCGGTCAGAGCGATCGCCAGCGCCGAGACGTTGGACTCGAGGATCGCCAGCCTCTTGTTGTTGTCCGGTCGCTTGGCCGGCTTGGCCTTCTGTTCGGTCATTTCCCCCCCTTATTGTCCGGTCAGCCGAGAATGGTCTTTGACGTCGCGCCCGCCTCGGCCCCGCTTGCGCCCGTCAGTTGATCGGCAGTGCCGCCGCGGCGGCCGAATAGCTCCTGCTGCTGCAGCGCCGCATCGCGCGCATTGTCGCGCGTCACCGGCGGCGTCGGCGGCGGAACGTTCGGCATCTTCGGAATGAGGCCGATCGCCTTGAGCGGCACGCGCAGCACGGATCCGATTGCTTTCATGGCCTTACCTCCCGCTAAACACGTTATATTCGCGCTCGACCTTGACCTCGCGCCGGCGCGGGCGATCGCCGCGCCAACCCGGATGCGCGACGCCCTCGAGATCATTGTCGTTCCCGGCGTGCTGTTCGTCGACGCAGCCGTATTGGAGCGCGTCCTGAACGTGCGACCACATGGTTTTGGCCGGCTGATCGGAAAAGCGCTCCATGCCGCCCGCCAGCTTCGATCGCTGGATCACGTACATGCCCTTGAAGCCTTTGCGGAGCACCTTGCAGCGCTCCGGGCAGATGATGAAACCGGGATCGCCGCCTTCGACCATCGTCAGCATCGGCGTTCGCACGGCCTGCAGCCGCTTTTCGAGATGATTGTTGCGGACCTGGCTCTTTTTGACCCTGATCGCCTCGCCGAGCTCCTCGCGCAGCCCCTTCTGGAAATTCTGCCGCCACGACGGATCCGCGCTTTGGGCGCCCTCCCCCGCCGCCGACGCCGGATCGACGCGCACGATCGGGTAAACCGGAACGCTTGGGAATTCGTCCTTCACGTAGCGGCCGACGCGCTTGCCGAACGCATAGGCGCCGAGTTGCTCGAGCGCGTCATTCTCGGTTTCGGCGAAATAGACGATCTCGCCGAGGATCCGGATCTGCCCGCGGTGATCGCGCTGGCGGACCACGGCCGCCGGCGTCAGCCCGGCGTCGGCCGAGATCCTGAGCGGCACGCCCCTGATCGCCTCGAGCTTCGCCTTCGCGCAATGAACTTCGTCGTTATATTCGGTGAACACGACTTGCCCGTGCCGCGTCGGCCCGAATTCGTTGTCGACCATCCGGCGGACAAGCCACGGCTGCTTGGACAGCGCGAAAACTTGCTGCGCGTAATAGCCCTTGGGCAGATTTTCGACGTTCTCGGGCGGCGGATCCTTCGACCGGCCGCCCGGCTGCACGTGGAACCCGACGCCGAACAGCTCGCCGAGCTCGCGCGCGAGCTCCTGCTCGAGCTCCTTGTCGAGCCCGAGATCCTTTTCGACGAACACGCCGTATGTCCAATTCTCGATATCGGGCGCGTTCATGTCGAGAATGAGCCCGCGCCATTGGCAGCCGCCCTGCGACGCGCCGGGAAAGCGGCCGATGCGGGTCATGGCATAGGCGAACACTTCATAAGCGACGAGATCGCCCTCATTCAGCCAGATGCCGGTGACTTCCCACCCGCGCATGACGTCCTCGGCCTTGTTCTCGCCGATCGCCGCGAAAATGACGGTGAGCTCGACCTCGAATTTCTGGATCCCCTGAATGACGAGGAACCGGAGCGTATGCTCGTAAGGCGCTTCGCCGTTCCATTCGCCGAGCTGCTTGGGGAACCAGCGGTGCCACGTCGCCAGCACCGTTTTTTTGAGCTGCGGATAGGTGTCGCGGACGACGCCCCACTTGGCGCGATAGATCCCGTCGGGACCGGGCTCCTGCCACAGCGCCGACTTGACCATCTTCGCGACGCATTTCGTCGTCTTGGCCGAGCCGACCGGCCCCATGATGCCGGTGATCAGGCGCTTGTCATTGAGGAAACGCTCGCCGACCGGCCCCGTCGGCTTCATGAGCTGCGCGATCGAGCTCATGCGACGCGCCTCGCCGCCGCCGTCTCGCGCTCGAGGATCTCGCGCTCGAGACGCCGGATCTCCGCGAGCTCGCGCGCCGTCGACCGCCGCCACCGTCGTCGCGTGATCGCCGCCGCGATCCTGTTGGCGAGAATCTTCGCACCCGCGACGATCGCGAGGCCGATCAGGAGATCGACGGCAAGCCGGCCGAGCGCGATATCGATCACCGGATCTTCCCCTCGAGACACGCCGCGAGGAAGAACAGGTGCGGGGACGACGATGGGGTGAGAAAACCCTCGTTTGGCCCGAGTGACGCGACGAGTTTTTCGCCAAAGCGCTCGTCGAGCTCGCCGGCGCGCCGGAGCCGCATCGAACGCCGAACCGCCGCCATGAGGCCGAGCCGTTGCTCTTTCGTCTGCACACGGCGCCTCTCGCCGAATGCGACCGCTCCGTCGCTCAATGCAGCCTCGCCGGCACTCTGCCGGCGACGCGCGCTCTCCTCGGAAGAAGGATCTTCGATTCGCGCCGCCGCTCGTGTCGGTTGCGCGGTTGCGGCCGTTCGGCCGCGAGCTCGCGCAACTTATCCACAAAAATCTGCAGATTTGGAGGCGCGGGTTCGTCGGCCGCTCGTCCTCCGTACATGGCGATCGTCTCGAGCTCGGCAACGGCCAGCAGCGCCGGCGGCCAATCGGCGGCCAAGGCGCGAAGCCTGGCCGCCGACGCGCCTAGACGAACGAACGACGATGACGCTAGTCGATCGAGAGCCTCCCGATCGCCAGAGATTCGGCTATCCAGCGCGTCTGCAACAAAGCGCGCATCGTCGCGATCCACCTTGACGGATCCCCCCCATGAGCTACCCGTGCCCGTCGGCTCGGGTGAAGCGCTTGTTTCCCGCGCGCTGACGGGGTTTGTCAATCCCCTGCCCCGTGCCCCGTTTCCGCCTCCGAACCTTCCGCCGTCGGCCGAACGCAGACAGCTTTACGGGACCGCGGATTACTCCCGAAAATCGTCGCGTATCGAGCGACAGGGGGCAGGGGTCAGCGCGCGCGGCGTTTGGGGGGGGTGCCCCGGTCGAGCCGGCGATGCGCCGCGCCGGATCGTCTCGTTAAGGTCTAAGATGTGGCCGCGAGCCGCCGATTGCGAACCGGCAGCCGCTCTATGCGTCGGCTGCTGGCGAGACGTCTTGTTCGGGTGTACCCGAAAGAGACGGCAGCACGTCGATGATCTCGGCGCTTTGCCAGTCGATCCCGTCCGCCATGCCCTCGCCCGCTTCCGCCGCGATCCTGTCGAGCTGATCGCCGTCGATCGCTCCGGCGGGCATGATCAGCACAACGTCGCTCCGGCGGCTGATCTCGACTTGCGTCGGCTGCTTGCCCTCCATGTACGGCATCAGCTCGGCCGCCGCGCGGAGCTGGAAGCCGAACGCCTCGCTTCGTGGACAGTCGAGCACGGCCGCGAGCTGCTCGACCGGCGTCACCGTCGCGCGCGCCAGAACGAGCGCCGGATGCTGGCCGCCGCACATCGCGAGGAGCTGATCACGGAACTTGGCGTTGCGCTTGTTGAGCGATCCCGGCGGCCGTCCACGACCGCGCCGTTCGGCGACGGCGCGCGCGGTCCCCGGATCGCGCCCAGGCACTTCATCGCGGATCAGATCGAGCTGCACCGGATCGGGCAGCGCGCACAGATCGCGCGCTTCCGACAGATCGGCGGCGATCGGCGATGGATGATCGGCCATTAAACCCCCCTACTTTATTCCGAGCGTATCACGACCCGCCGACGCGCGCCAAATTCATCTAAGCCATTGAACGCGCTCGCTTTGCCTGTTCCCAACGTTCCCAATTCTGTACCCACGATTTCAGCCCTTTGGGAACGCACTTTCCGCGCCATTTCATATACTTATGAACCTTGTTCCCATGTTCCCAAGGAAATACACTCTCTCTATACGCGCGCGCGCACGCGAACCTACGCGCGCACGCGCGCACATCATGCGCGAGGCAAAATCTTGGGAACGTTGGGAACACGCTCCTAAACGCCTGATTTTGAAGGGAAAGCCTGTTCCCAAGGCTGGGAACAAGGCTGGGAACATGGGAACAAGCCCCCGCGCCCGTGTTGAGCCGCCAATCTGGCCCGTTTCGTATCCGAAAGCAAGGGCACGGGCTCGGGCTCGGGAATTGAGGCGCGGAGCGCCGCGCCAGGACGGCCGCCGTCGACGGGCTCGGGCTCGGGCGAGATCGACCGGAGCGGCCGCTAGTCGCGGCCGCGCGTGCGACCCCGGCTTGCGCCGGGGCTCGCTTGAGAAATGAGCCGCGCGCACCGCCTCGCTGCGCTCGGCTGCGCGGCATGTAACACGCTTGCGCCGAACGCCGTGTAACACGGCTGTTGCACCGTCTCGCATCTTTCTATATGAGACGGCGCGAGCCGCAAGGCTCAAGAGCACCGATCAACAGACAAGAGGCACCGATCACATGACTAACGATGATTTCAAGGCTGCGGCGCGGCCCGCCGGCGAGCTGTTGCCGCCGCAACGGCCGCTTTGGGAGATCAGCCGCGAGGAGGCCGAAGCAATCGCCTGGGCGGTTCAATGGGCCGGCCACTTCGCGACCATCGTCGGCGACTGCAAACCGAACGGCCCTGCCCTGTCGCACATCGCGGCGGCGACGCGAGCGATGGAGCGCGCCGGACTTCGCATCTATCACAGCATCGCCACTCGCGCGCTGATCGAAGCGACGCGATGAACTGGCAACCAGATCGCGACGGGTGGCTATTCCGTCAGCAGCAATTCGGCGAACCGGGCGCGCTTCCCGGCCAGTCCTACGCTTTCGTCAGTCGCGGCCTTTGGTTCGCACGCGGCGCGGAGATCGCGGCCGCCGTCGACGCGCATTGCGCCGCCTTGGAGCTGCAGCGCCACGCGCCGCCGCTCGCCCTTCCCCTTGCAGCATAGGAGGCATGTTACATGGCGACCGATCTAACTTTGGAATTCCTCGAAGGCGGCGCGGCGGCGAACGCCGGGGCGGATCGTTCGAGCTGTCCCTATTACGCGACCAGCAATGCGGCCGAGGCATGGCACGCCGGCCACGCGTGGCATAGCTACGGCCGATCCTGCAATGCGATTGATCGTGTGACGAACGGGCGCGGAAGCCGCGTCACGCTTCGCACGGCGAACGGCCGCGCGATTGCGGCCATGATCGATTGGGAAGCGCCCGGCGCGCCGGTCAGCTTCCCGGCCATTGCGACCGATCGCGAGCTTTACGAAACCGGCCTTCGCGCCGCCGCGCCGCTGCAGTCGTGCGGAAAGCCGGTTGAGGACGCCGGGCATCTGCCCTTGTTCGTCGCGGCCAACGAGCCGGCCCTTTTCTAAACCATAGGAGCACCGATCACATGGACACGATCAAAATCGAGACGACGTGGCGAGCGCTAATGCCCGTCCTAATCCTCTGCATCGAGCAGGGCACGCCGGAAGGCAAAGCGAACGCCAAGAAAGAGTTGATGGACTTGGCGGCGAAGCTCGACCGGCTGAACGTCAAAGCGCACGCGTAAGAGGAGCACCGATCAAATGCAGAAACTCATTACGGCCGAGATCGACCGGAAGCTACGCGCCAACGGCGCGCTTGCGGCCGCCGGCGGGAACACGGACGCGACGCGCCCGGTTCTCAAGCTGTTCAACCCATGCGGCGCGGCCACGTGGCTGATCAGCGAGCGCGACCCGGAGGAGCCCGATATCCTGTTCGGTCTTTGCGATCTCGGGCACGGGTTCCCCGAGATCGGCCGCGTTTCGCTTGCCGAGATCGAGGCGCTTCGCCTCCCCTACGGCTTGCGGATCGAGCGCGACATTCATTTTCGCGCGACCAAGAGCCTGATCGAGTACGCCGACGAAGCGCGCGAGATCGGGCACATCAACGCCTGACTGCAACCCCGAGCGGCGGCATGTAACACGGCCGCCGCTCCAAGATGCAGCCAGCATCATAAGCGAAGAAAGGCACCGATCATGACTGAATATCTATCGAGCTTTGATTATGAGCTGATCGCCGACGCGCTCGACATACTCGACCCCGACGGCAGCGAAGCCACGCGCCGCAAGCAGGAGCTGGAAGCCTGGGCGCGTTCAATGGCCGCGACCGGGCGCGGGTACTTGCCGCCCGCTGTTCCCGGCGAGACGTCGCCGCCGATCCGCGTCCTAGTCGCGCTGGAAGGCGGCTGCGTTTCCGCCGTAACCGCCAGTGTTGCCGGCGTGCAGCTCGTTACCATCGACTATGACACCGAGGGCGCGGACGAGGCCGAGTTGTTCGACATTCCGCAAGACGGCGAAGGCACGGTCGAGGCGTTCCGCCACGTCGGCGAGTGCGATCACGACACGAGCGGCTTTTGGGAGGGAGCGCGCGACGCGCGGCCGACGGCTCCGGTTGAGCGGCTTGCCATGCTTCGGCGCGATCAGGAAGGCGGCGAAGGCGCGTACTTCGACGCCGTGCGCCGCGAAGCGGACGAGCTGGAGGCTTGGCTCGCACGCGACGATCTGCAGCTCACCGAGACGCGCGGCGATCCCCTCCCCTCCCCCGCCGTCTAGCTGTCCCGATCTGGCGAGCCGCCGTGTAACATGGCGCGGCGACTCGCCTAACCGCGACAGCGGAAACAGAAGGAGCACCGATCATGCGTTATGAAGTAATCGCCGCGCTGGACGGCAACATTTATCACGACGACGTAGAGGCCGCCGATCAGGAGGAAGCCGAGAGCAAGGCGCGCGCGCAGCTCGCCGAAGCATGGGGCTTGACCCTGACGCTCAACCGCTACCGCGCCGAGGATGACGAGGAGGGCTTTGACTGCGAGCTGGACGGCTTTTCCGTCGACCCTGTCGCGCCGTGTAACACGGCCATGACCGATGCCGAGCGCGTCGACCGCGCCCTAGAGCTGCTTCGCGAGGCGCGCGAGCTGATCAAGGCCGCCGGCAACAAACGCACCCTTGCGCGGATCCGCTTGGCGATATCGAGCTGCAAGGGCGCGCGCCGTATTCAGGCGAGCCGCCGCGTTCGCGCCGACATGGGGGCCGCGCGATGACCGCCCTCCTGCCGATGGACTTGCCGGATGCGTTCGATTGGCTCGCGCCGATCCCGACGCTTGAGGATGCGTACCGGCAAGCCGAGATCGAGGCCGAGCGGGCGGCCGAGGCGGTGCGCGCCGCGTGCGAGGCATATAAGGCGCACCGATCGGCCGAGCTGGCGGACGCCTATGCGGCGGCCGATCGCCGCTATGATGCCGCGCGCCACGCGTTCCAGGCGGCGAGCTTCCATCTCATGCAGGCGCGGCGCGAGGCCGCGCGCGCGACACAGGAGGCGGCGAACCGCGCCGCGCAGCTCACGCTATGACCGGCACCATCGCTGACGTCATGGCCGAGCTGGAAGCCAGCCCCTACTATGCGGGCGAACTCCGCTTTGCTCGCAAGCAGCTCGCGGCCGCCAAGGGTGACGAACGCAAGCGAGATCGCACGTGGCGAGCGTTCGTCGTCGCCATGACGGGCAAGCCCGCGTCCGTGCTCGCCCGCACCGACTATCGCCGGCTCGACGCAATGCGCGATATCTTCGCCGAGCTGGATCGGCCCGATCAGCAGGAGCTATGCCTATGACCGACGACGAAGACGAGGCCGTGTTACACGCCGGCGGGGCGGGCGAGCGCCCCGCCTCGCTCGAACAGGCGGGGCTCGGGCGGCGCTGCGTCGAGTGCCTTGGCCCGGTCGACACGAGCCGGGACGAGCGCAAGATGTTCTGCAGCGACGCGCACCGGGTCGCCTTCCACAACCGGCAGACGGTGCGCGGCCGCAAGGCTATGCCGCTGGTGATCGCCGAGCGACTGGTGAGGGGAGGGGACCGGCGTTATCGGCGCGCGGCCGCCGGGATCATCGCCCGCAAGCGGCTCCGCAAGCTGATCGCCGGTTGGATCGCCGAGGACCGCGCGGCGGGCCGAATGAGCATGGATGAATATGTCGAGCTGCGCCAGCGGCTCGGCCTGGAGGATTGACCGCAAGGACTGACCGCAACCCCGAGGGGCGGACGGCCGTGTTACACGGACGCGCGCCCCTCCAAGATGCGGCCAATCGCATCGTTGAAGAAGGAGCACCGATCATGCCGAAACTTTACTATTCGCTAGGGCGGGCGAGCGACCCGGAATTGTCCGATCCGTGGCAAGTGCCCGGCAAGCAGGACAAGAAGGCCGAGCGCGTCGACGTGCCCGGATCGCCCGACGATCTCGCCGCATGGCTCAACGCGCGCCGCGTGCCGGTTGCGCCGTGTAACACGGCGGACGAGGGGCGCGCGAGCGAGGCGGGCGAGGGCCGCTTTTGGGAGGCGGGACCGCCGACCAGGGAGCCGCCGCGCTATCACCCCCGGCATCACGCCGAATTCGGCAAGGTCGAATTCGTTCCGGTCAGCAAGGCGGCGGCGATCGCCGCCAGCTATGACGCGTGCCCCGGCTGTCACCGGACATGGATCGCCCAGGTGCTCGCCGGCATCGCCGGCGCGCCGCTCGACCAGCTCGAACAGATCGGCCATGCGATCAAGGAGCGCTGCGTCGCCGATCGCCAGTCGCTTGAGGGAGGGCTGCAATGAACCGCGTTTCAATCCCCATGCTCGACGCCGCGCGCGCCGAGCTCGCGTGTCCGGAATGCCACAACGATAGGCGCGGATCGTTCCGAGGTTTCCAATGGGACGAGTGCCGCACCTGCCACGGCGAAGGGCGCAACGTCGCAACGATCGCGCTGCTTGAGGCGCTCGTCGATCATGCGACCGGCTACGTCCGAAAGGTCATGCGATGAAGATCGGCTACGCACGCGTCAGCTCGGGCGGGCAATCGCTTGAGCTGCAGCTTGAGGCGCTCTCGGCCGCCGGCTGCGAGAAGATCTATCGCGAGAAGGAGAGCGCGCGATCGACGTTCAAGCGCGTCGAGCTCGATCGCGCGCTCGACGATCTGAGGGCAGGGGACGAGCTGATCGTCACCCGGCTCGACCGGCTCGCCCGATCGGTTCCCGATCTCTACGCGATCCTGCAGCGCGTCGGCGACGCACAAGCGTCCTTCCTCTGCCTGCAGCAGCCGGGCGCGAACACCGACACGCCGACGGGCAAGCTGTTGCTCGGGATCCTGGGGCTCGTCGCCGAATTCGAGAACGATCTGAGGCGCGAGCGCCAGCTCGAAGGGATCGCTCGGGCGAAAGGCGAGGGCAAGTATCGCGGCAAGCAATCCCGCCTCGATCCGGCGGCCGTCGCCGCGGCCGTCGCCGAGCATGGCAGCTACGGCAAGGCGGCCAGGGCGCTCGGCTGCAGCAAGGCGAGCGTCGGCCGCATCATGGGCGAGCGCGCGGCCGCCGAACGGGCAGGGGAGGGCGTGTAACATGGCGCGCGAATACCGCGTCCCGCCGGCATGGCAGGAAGGTGGAGCTTGGGGCTGGCGCGCGGAGCTCGAACGTCAGGCGCGCGTGATCGGCTGCAAGGCCAGCAACCCGCTGTACGATCGCTTCGTCGCGACGGCGCGCCAGCTCACCATGTGGCGCATCCGGTCGCCGGTGCAAGCCTCGCCGGCGGCGATCGAGCATGTCCTTCCGCTCCTCGAGGCGACGCGCGAGCGCCCCGATCGCCGGCTGTTCGGGATCAGGGCGCCGTGGAGCGACGCCGAGCTCGGCGCGCTGATCGTCGAGTGCCGCAACCGCCTGACGCTGGCGGCGCTCGGCCGCGACCGGGCGCGGGTGCGCGGCCCGCGCATGGATCCGACGCGGATTCCGCTCGATCGGCTCGAGCATCTTATCCAGCGTCACGCGGATCTCGAGCTCGTCGAGCGGTTGCGGGCAGAACGCAACGTGCGTATATCGAGCCGGTCAGCGTGCCTTGATCGTTCGCTTTGATCGGTGCTCGATCGACTACTGACGGGAAGGCCGCCAGAGAACCGGGAAACCGGTGATCGGGCGGCCTTCTTTTTTGTGCGGCGCGGCGCATACCCTAGCGGAACGATTTGGATTCGACCGAGTTTGGCGCTATCTAGTCCCGCCCGTTTCTTGGGAACGATGTTCTTCACCCCCCCCAGGGTGCATCGTTTCGGGGGGTGGGAGCCATTACGGCGGGGCGAGGAAACCGACGGGTTTCCTCGCCCTCTATCTTTCCGCCGCGGCACCGGGGAAAGCTGCCCCTGATCGGGGGACCGAGCCCTTCGGCGATACACGATCCTTGCCCCTGATCAAGATTTAATCTGTTGGACAGAAAACCTTAATCCCCAACTTCCAGCTCGACGATCGACGAAAGCGGGACCAGCGTCGACCAACGGCCTTTGTCGCCGGCGAACCGGACCTTGACCCGTTTCTTCGCGCCGTCGACTCGGCCGAACGCCTGCGCCCATGTGCCTTCGCCCCAACGGGTGCGCTCGAAAATCGTCTCGAGCTGCGTGTGGCTGTTGGCGATCGCGAGATAGAGCTCCTTCGCCGGCTTGGTTCCCGTCGGCTTGCCGACGCTCGCCTTGCCGTCCTCGCTTTCGGTCAGCTCGATGATCCTCAGCCCGAAATTCTCGAGCCGGTCGCGCGCCCGGTCGCCGTCCGGGGCCAGCGCATCGCGGATATGCCGGGCGACGGGCTCGAGCTCGTCGCCGCCGCGCCCCTTGAGCGTCGTCGACGAGAGATAGGCGAGCGCTTCCTCCTCGTCGGCGAGCTCCATCGACTTTTCCGCGAGCGTCTCGGCCGCCACCCAACCCGCCGCTTCCTCGATCAGCTCGTCGTCGGCCGTGTCGTACAGCATGAGATCGGCGACCGCGAGCAACGCCCCGAACTGATCCTGCGATCGGCCGCCGTGTCCGACGTCGGCGAGCGCCGATCGATAGGCGGCGAGCATCCCCTCGAGGCGCGGCCATTGATCGATCAGCCGGCGCCGGAGCTGGCGGCCGAGCTCGCGCAGCTCGGCGGGATCGAGCTCGACGGGATCCGCGCCCTTCGGGATCTTTTCGAGCTCGAGGATCGCGAGACGGTTGCGGTCCTGCTGCAGCGCCGGCGGGATCAGGATCGACGAAAACAGGAAGCACGTCTTGGCCTTGAAGGCGTGGCCTTCGTGATCCTGTCCGCCGCGGAAGATCTCGCCGCCCGAGGAGGCGAGGCGCGCGAGGGCGATCACGCCCTTGCCCTTGCGGTTGTCCTCGCTCGCCTCGAGCTCGTCGAAGAACACGGGCAGGGTTTGCTGCTTGAGGAGCTGGCGAAGCGACGCCTCCGTTGCGTCGGCCGTGTGCAGCGCGCCGCCGTCGAACAGATATTCGAGCGCCTTCTGCAGCGTCGACTTGCCGGTTGCCGAGGATCCCGTGACCCACACATGCGGCCGCCATTGCAGCGCGCCCGCGATCATCGCGCATCCGGTCCATCCCAGAAGGAGCATCGGGTCGACGATCGGCCGCGCCCAATACCAGCTCTTGTAGAGCCCGAGGAGCTGCTCGCCGGCGGCCGTCGATTGCCCGTTCTCATGCGGGCGCGGGATCGCGGCGGCCGTCGGGTACACGTTGCCGTCGATCAGGCCGGGCTCGCGATAGCCGCCGCGCTCGCCGGCGACGTACACCGCATCGCCGCAATGGAGGATCAGCTCGCCGTCGGTCCCGCGATGCGCGCCGCGGCCGAACACGCGGCCCTGCGGATCGAAGATCCCCGCCCAGGCGCACGCCCGCTGCAGCACGTCGGCCGCGATCTCCGGGTGCCATTGGCCGTGCCCTTTCGGATTGCCCTGGTTGTCGACGCGCGGCCAATATTCGTCGCACAAATGCGACTTGCGGCCGAACAAAGATCGAATGTGCTGCTTGGCGTGCTTTTGCGGATCGAGGCCAATGAGCTGGCGCTGTTCGTCGAGATAGTAACAGACCTGATTGAGCTTGCCCAAGGGGACCACGGGACAGCCGGGCGGCAGCAGGCCGGGGAGCTCGGGCTCCTCGATCGTTCCGCCGACGGGGCGCGCGATGCGCGGCGCCGGCGTGGCTTCGTCGAGCGCTCCGGAGATCAGCTCGAGGCCGCCCCGCTTCTTCCGGTCTGCCATTTACTCTCCCCCCGCACCCTGCGCGGCGTCCCGCTGCAGCAATTCGTTATAGTCCTTCACGCCTCGAGGCGGATAAATCAGGAAAACCGCGTGCCCTTTTTCCTGCAGCTTCTGCACCGCCGCGGCGAACGCCTCGATCGCGCGCATCTTTTCGTCGCGCTGGCCGAGGATATGGACCGGGCAGTTGGCCGGCAGCTCGAGCGAGCCGAGATTGGACAGGCTGATCGCCGCGATCACGCGCAGGGAAGGGCGGGCCAGCGCCACGCTCAGCCCGTCCTCGATCCCCTCGCTGACATAGATCGGCGTTCCCGGCGGGAGCTCGGCGAGCGGGCAATCATGATCGCCCTTCCACAAGGGAATGAACCCGCCCTGGAACTTGCCGAGCGCCTTCTTCGCCTCGAGCAAGGTCGCCTTGCCCTTGCCGTCGGGCGCGAGATAGGTCCGGTGCGTCGCGATGTGCCGGCCCTCGAGGTTGACCACGGCCGCGACCATCGCCGGCAGATGCCCTTGCGTCTCGGCGCAATAGACGTCGGCCTTGAATTTCAGGGATCCCGGCGCGCGCAGGCCGGCGGCGCGGAGGTCGATTCCCCTCGAGCACAGATAATCTTCGGCGAGCGTTCCGGGCAGCGGGGAGGCCGACAGATAGAGCTGCAGCGCGCGCCGGCGGTTCTTCTCGGCTTTGGCCGCCGCTTCCTCGAGGTTGCGCTTGGCCTGGCGGCGCGCCTTGGCTTTCTCGGTCGCGAGCCGGTTCGGGTCGAGATGGTCGAGCCCGAGCCACGACCGCGCCCAGGCGCACGCTTGGCCGAGATCATGGCCGAACCGCACCGCGGCGATCAGTTGCAGGATATTGCCGGCGCGTTCCTTCGTGCCCCTGGGCGCGGAGAAATCGGTCCACATGCCCTTGAGCGCGCCGGTCAAATTGATCTTGAGCGACTGCCCTTTCTCGCCTTCGATCGATCCCACTTCCCAATAGCCGCAGTTCTCGCGGCCGTTGGGCAGCAGATGCGCGACGATCGAGCGCACCTGTCCGTTGGCGAGCTCTTTCAGATCGTCGATATCGATCGCCGGGCGCGTGAATTGTGTCCCGCACCGGCTCACTCGAGCGTCCCCGTCGGGCAGGAGCCGGGATTGCTCGCCAGCCACGCCATTTCGATGAAGCGGTTAGCCATGCGCCGCGCCTGTTTCGGCGTGTAGCGGTGGATCTGTCGGCCGCCGTGTAACATGACGACGAACCATTGATCGCCGTCGCGCTGCAGCATGAGGCTCGGCGCGGTGCCCGGCGGTTGCTCGAGCCGCTCGCCCCGCTTGAGGCCGAGGCGCGCTTTGAGGCCGTGTAACACGGCTAGTCATGCGCGGCGGCGGACAGCGGATCGCGCCCGACGTCGCCGATCCACGGCATGTCGTCCGCATCCTCGTCGTCGAGCGGATCGGGACCGGCGAGCTTGCGCGAGAGGAGCTCGGCCAGTGTCGAGCTGTCGATCAGCACAAGCCCGCCAGCCTCGAGATCGGATGCGAGCCGCGCGCGGCGTGCGGCGCGCGTCGGCTCGCCGGCGGATCGGTTGCAGCTCTCGATCGCCGTGTCCATGTGGCGGTTGAAGGTATCGACCGATCCCGCCAGCTCGCGCGGCATGGATCGTTTCGGATCGGCTTTCAGGATCTCGCCGGCGAGATCCAGCTCGGCCCGGCTCGCCGTCTTGCTGCAGAGTGTTGCGGCCGCAACGGCATGGATGCCCGTCGCGATCCGGTCGCCTAGCGCGTCGAGCGCCTCATTCGCCATTCTATCCCCCCCATTAGAGCGCTAACGCCTGTTGCGCCGGCGCCGCCAGATCCGCCGCCCCGTCGGGCCGCGGATAGAAATCGTTGGGCTCCGTGCCGACGATCCGCTCGAGCTCGAGCATCCACGCCGGCTTGGGGATCTTCCCCTTGCTTTCCCAACCGTGCCAGGTCGCGCGGTCGACGGGCTTGCCCTCGACGATGATCAGCGCGCCCGCTTCCTCCATCGTGAGGCCGCGCGCGCGCCGAAACGCCTTGAGCTTTTGCTGTCCCACCGTCCCCGGAACCATGCACTTTGTATGCGCGTGGCTAACGGGGTTGACAAGCCGTGTGGATAACTTTCAAGAAGCGGCGGTCGCCGACGGGCGACTGTGGATAAATGGGGGGGGGGAGCATGAGCGAGCAATCGCGCGTGCCGAGCCAGTGGCACACACCGCCGCGGCGCTTCGGCAAGATCACCAACGACGAACTGCACACGATCGATCTCGCGGCCGAGCGCTTCGCGTTCATCTGCTATCTCGGCTGCGGCGGCGGCGCCCTGGTCGCGCTCGCCGCGGCGGCGATCGCATGGGGCAATGCGGTCCTGATCGCGCTCGGGGTGAACCCATGAGCACGCGCGCCGCGCTCGGGGAGCTCGATCTCTCGAGCGTCCTCGCCGCCTTCCTCGAACAATCGGAGAAATACGGGCACACCGCCGATTCCGACGCCGAGCTTCCGCTCGCTTATTTCCACGAGGAGCTCGTTCGGCGCGCGCAAGATGTCGACGTGATCCGTCCCGGCTGCCGACAGAATTTGGAGGTCGCCTATCTGCGCGCCGCCCGGCTCGCCGCGCTGGCGCTCGCGACGATGCGCCGGATCAAGCGCGAGCAGGCGGCGTGTAACACGGTCGACGAGAGGAACGCGCGATGAAGCTCGGCCCGATCGAGGCCGGCGAGGATTCGGTCACTCGACGGGCGGCGCGCGACCGCGTCGAACGCCAGCGCGCCGAACAGCAAGTGCGCGAGCTCGCGCTCGAGAACGCGCGGCTCCGCAAGATCATCAAGCAGAACGGAATCAGGCTATGACAAAGCTCGACGGTGAAGGGTGGGGGATCGCCGACGCGGCCGCGCTCGTCGCCGAGATCGACCGCGATCTCGCCGATCGGGAGGCGCATTATCCCGATCAGGCGAGGAAGGGCCGGATCGCGCAAGAGGAGGCCGATTATCTCGTCGGCCTGATCGGCGACATTCGCGCCGATCTCCTGTTTGCCTTTGCGCCCCTGGCGCCGGGCGAGCTCCGCGGCTCCTACGAGCGGCCGAACCCCCGTGTAACATGGTCCGCCAAGGTCAAGTGGATCAACGGCGAGCTCGAGCATCGCTGCAAGCGGCTTCCCGATCTCGTCGCCAAGGGCCGGCTCACCCAGGCCGACGCCGACAGGCGGATCGGCGCGATCGAGCAGCTCCGGCGGCTCTACTGGAACAAGCTGTTTCAGTGGCAGCCGCCGGAAGGGCCGGCGATCGAATATCTCCGCGCGCTTCGCTCGGCCGTCGATGCCCGCGCCGACACGTCGGCGCTCCGCTCGAGCGAGGGCGCGAAGATCTATCGCGAATTGGTGCGCCGGCACATGGCCGCGGTCGAGCAGGAAAGCGGACAGGCGCAGGGGGAGTTGGTCGCATGAGCATGACGCACAAGGCGCATCGGTTCCTCGAGGCGAACAAGAGATCGCCCGTCGTTTATGGAAGCGTGATCGGCGGCGACCGCAACGGCCCGCGCGGGATCTACTACCGGCTCAAGGATGGACAGACCTTCAAGCTGACGACTGCCGAGAGCCGGGCCGTCGGCTATCCGCGTTGGGATTTCGAGGCGATCGACGCCTGATTTCCAGACGGCTCGATTAAAAGCCCGTACAGCGCGAAAAGAGGGCCGGGGGATATCGAAGTACCCGCCCGGCCCTTTTGCCTCTCCTTGGCCCGATTCCGGGCTCCTGCGGCGATGATGCCCGCTAGGGCCTAGCCCCTGACGCCGACGAGCGACGTATAATAGCCCGATCCGCCGACGCTGAACGTCGCGGTTTCGACGACGCCGAGCGGCCCGATCGCGCCGGCGAACACGCCGAGAAAGCCGGAGGCGT